AGTAGTTGAGAAACCACCGAATAAAGCTGTTAAGTCTGTGTCTATTTTTTTTGCAATTGCTTCTCCGAACAATCTTCCAATGTCTGCCGCAACATTTCTCGGAGCTGAATTTCTTCCAAGATCTGTTAGCGTCGTCATAATTCCATGCTCTGAACATGTAATTGTTTTTGACGTTGGATCGATTGCAGTGTTAGAAAGATCAGAAGCTTCACTTACTGCTGCAGCACTTACCGCAGAATAAATGGGCACCTCAACGCTCTTTCCGCCACCTGTTACAGCATAGTTTCTTACAAGTGGTCTCATAATTGATCTTTCACTTGCTACGAATAATGCTTCTGCCACTATCTCTGTGTATAGTTCCGATAGTGTAGAACTTGTGCTTTCGTTTGCCATTTTTATTTACCTTGTTATTTATTTGTTAAATTAATCTGAACAGGAGCAGAATCTCTTTGTTTGCGATACTCAGCATACTTTTGACGATCCTCCGCCTTGCTCATATCTAAGTCCTGAATATTAAAAGGTTTTACAGTTTTACCTTCGACACTACTGGTTGATCCTGTCCCAGCTAAAGACCCTTTTCGGAAATGTGGGTTAGCATCTAAAAACTCTTTTACTCTTTCCTCAATTGTAAGTAGTTCTCCTTTTGCGTTATAGCGAATGTTTGAATTATTATCAAGTATTTCAACTCTTCCATCATCATTATAATTTACCTCGTTTTTTAATAATGATACGACTTGACTAGGTGCTATTGCATTTTGATTAGAAGCCATTGAAAGAATTGAATTATCAACGTTAATTGTTTTAACCTTTTCTTTCCATTTTGATAACTCTTGATCTTTTTCTGCTATTCTAGCTTTCATAAGATTTTCAAGATCTGCTTTTGTTTTAGCATCTTGAATTTCTTTTTCTTTAGCTATTTCTTCTTCTTTCTTTTTAGCTTCATCTAGCATTCTTTGAGTTTTTGCTTTTTCTGATTCAAGTCTTTGTTTTATTATTCTATCTAAATCTTCTTGACTGAATTGTAGTTGATTAGTTTTATTTTCTTCTGTCTTAGTTTCTTTTACCTCAACTTCTTGAGCATCATTTTTCGGTTGATTAACCTGTGTGTCTTCTGACATTTTTTCTCCTATTCAATTATTAAATTTCCATCTCGGTCATACCAATCTGGATTGACAAATGACCATTGATGACGACAATTATATCCTCCTCTAACGATAAATGGATCTCCTGGTTTTTTACCTTTCCAATTTCTTCGCCAAAGTTTCCTGACCTCATCAATAGTAAAAAGTCCACCATTTCTTTTATCATATGCTCCAGATCTTACAAGCCTACAGAAATCTCTAGTTGTTGGTATATTACTTCCTTGATAAACTACATGAGTTAATCCAGCATCATTTGATTTAGCTAAATTAAGGGTTGCATCAAATTCTCTTAAAGAATCATTTAATATCTGTCCAGCATACCTTTTCATATTCTCGCCAGCTCTATCTCTTGCAAATTTTGATTGTAATGTCTGAATATTTTTATCTAATTTATTCTTTAATGCTTTGCCTTGTACTGTTCTTTTATCTAATTTTCTTAATCTTACTTCATCTCTTTTGATAGATTTTACTAATTCGTTTACTTCTGTATCTTTTGCAGATGCATATATTCCGTTTATAGTTCTTCTTAATTCTTCTTCTAGTTCTACAGGATCACTTCCTATCAAAGTATATTGATAAATTTTTTCTGATAATCTTCTTGTAAATGTATTAGATACATCTTTGAATTGAGTATAAGTTTGTCTTTTTAAATTTTGTATTAATGTCAAATCAGATTCAGTAAGCTGTTGAAATCTCACAGGTATATTACCTACTTCTCTAAATGCTCTTTCAATTCTTTTAGCTTGTTTATTGAATCCATCTCTTACGACAGTATCAGACCATCTTAAATATTCTTTTTCTAAAGTTTGTCTTATCAAAGGTTGAACTGCAATAGCTGATCTTAAATTAAATAATTTAAAGTCATCACTTTTAGGAAGATTTTTATTTACAAAGTTAACAACATCAGTTTCTATTTTATCTAATGTTCTAATTAATGTTTCGTAATATTCAGCTTCTGCAATCTCTATGGATCTGATTCTATAATTAGTAAAATTTTCTACTATATTGGCCATTCATTAAACTTCTTCCTCTTCTACTTCTTGAGTTGTCTCTGGCTGTTGAACTTCGTCTTGAGTGAATTGTCCCAATTCTTTTTGTTGTTCGATTTCATCAAATATTATATTTAATTTTTCGTCATCATCTACAACTGCTCTAGCTATTTCTTTATCAATTTCTTTTTGTAATGTAGGCGATTCTATATTAATTGCTTTAGCTTGTTGAAAATATGCAAGATCACTAGCATAGTCTCTAATGTTAAATGAATCTGGATAATTTATTTCTCCATCAAAAACTGTATCTTGAAACATTGCATAACATCTAAATAATTGTTCTTCTGCTATTTCTAAATTATCTGCTTTTTCAGATAATCTTGCATTTAATAATTCAAATTCTGTTTGTAACGCTATTCCTGATGATACTGCTTGTTTAGTTGTTCTTACTGCTCCTGTGTGTGCAATTCTATTTATAGATTCTACTTTGTGATTTATTGATTGCATGAGTCCTTGTAAATTTTGTCCTGATGGTTGTAATAGATATGGTTTTAAATTAGGTTCCATTTCTTCAGGCATTTCAATAACTGCACCAGCTCCAGCACTTGCATTCACTGATGGAGTCTTTACTAATGATGGGTGATTTGTTAATCTGATTAGTTGTTCAATTTCTGAAAATTCATTATAAATAGATTTTTGTAAATCTGCAATATCTGCCAAATCGGAAATTCCTAAACCTTTTTTGTGGCTCTTTGAATTATAAAGAATAACTGCTGGTATTCGTCCGATCTGGTTATCGGCAGTATCTATTGTAGTTGGATCCGATCTATCATCTTTTGCATATATTGTTTCTATTCGATCTGGAAACCATAGTCTAAAATAAGTACCACCATCTTTATCAACTTCTTCTCTAATTTTAAGATAGTCTAAATAATATTTTCCATTAACTTCTCTTTTAAAATTCCAATCTAAAACATTTTCTGGAGTCACTAATGATAAATAGGGTCTTATATCTTGCTCTAGTTCTTCTGCTCTTGTTCTTGTTTGTATCGCTGGTTTATCTAAAATTAAAAAACAATGTCCATATATTGATGAATATATTTGTGCTTGTTTCATTACAGAATTAAAACTGTTACCTTCTAAGTCTGCATCTTTTAAGAATGATTCTAAACTAGGATCATCTGCCATATCTCCAAAATCTCTTGAAGCTTTTACTCTAAATAAAAATGATGAATATATTTGTATAATATTCTTGCAATGATTATCGCAAGGAGTATTTCCTAATCTTTGATTATATTCATTATCTAATTCAAGATTATATCTATTAAGATATTGACCGATTGTGTAATCGTATCCTCCATTAAACGAACGTATAAAAAATTCCCATTGATTTACATTCTCCTTGTAATCTTTATGAGTATCAAATGCTTCGTCTCTTGAATATGCCATAATTATTTATGAGTCCATCTTACTGGTTTAAAAGGTTTCGAATCTGCTATCAAAGGTTTTATTATTTCAATGCAATATCCAATACTATCGTTCATATGGTCGAAACCTTCTTCCTTATCAGGAATATTTGTATTTTCCTTATATATCTGTCTTTGTAAACCTTTAATTATAATTTTGCAAGATGGATTAATAAATATGTGTCTTTTACCATTTGCTGATTTTAATCTTGAGTTCACTGCATTTATTCTGTCTCTTACAGGACTATGCTTTAATTTACATTTAACGTTGAATCCTGCATTCTGTAAGATTGTTAAATCTGTTCTTCCTCCAGCAGATGTTTTTCTTTGACGACATGCTGGATCTGGATAAACAAAAATTTTAATTTTAGATCCATATCTATTTCTTATTTCTTCGACCATTTCATCAGTATTACTTGAATAAATAACTATTTCGTCTTTAAAATGTATTATATCTTTGTCTATTTGACATACAGAAGCTGACATCGGATCTACGTTAAAATCTAATCCGATATGTAAAGGTTTTGACCAATCAATATTGCTATGCTTTACATTTTCTACAGGGTGAAAATTATAATAAACTGATCCAGCATAATTCTCAAATGTCCCTTC